ATGCAGGTGATGGCGGCGGGGGAGGAGTGGCTTCTCCGGGCGCGTGATGCGCAATTGCCGCCTGCTGATGACTGGCGGGTCTGGCTCATTCTTGGCGGGCGTGGTTCCGGCAAGACGCGGGCGGGCGCGGAATGGGTTTCCGGCATGGCGCTTGGCCTGCCGCCTTTTGGCCAGAAGCCATGCGGTCATATCGCGCTGGTTGGTGAAACATTCAACGATGCGCGGGAGGTTATGGTCGATGGGCCATCGGGGATTTTGTCGGTGTCGCGGCTCAGCCGCCCGCGCTACGAGGCGACACGCCGCCGCCTCATCTGGGACAATGGTGCGACGGCGACGCTGTTCTCTTCGGAAGATCCGGACAGTTTGCGTGGGCCGCAATTTGCTGCCGCATGGTGTGACGAGCTGGCAAAATGGAAGCATCCGCAGGAAACCTGGGACATGCTGCAATTCGGCCTGCGTCTGGGGACGTCGCCACGGCAGGTGGTCACGACGACACCGCGCGCGGTGCCTCTGCTGAAAACGCTGATGGCGGATGACGGTGTTTCGATGACGCATATGCGCACCGATGAAAACGCCGCCAATCTGGCCGATGGTTTCATCGCGACCATCAACCGTCGCTATGCGGGCACGCGCCTTGGGCGACAGGAACTTGACGGCGAACTGATCGAGGAGCGCCCCGGTGCGCTGTGGTCACGCGATCTGATCGAGCGCGGTTTCGAGGAACGCGCACCGCCAATGGTCCGCATTGTTGTCGCGGTCGATCCACCGGCCTCGTCGGGCAAGGCGTCCGATGCATGCGGCATTGTCGCGGCAGGTATCGATGCGGAGGGGATCGGCCATGTGCTCGTCGATGACAGCATGTCCATGGCCAAACCGCATCAATGGGCACGCAAGGCCATCGCGCTTTATCACCGTCTGGAGGCCGATACGATTGTGGCCGAGGTCAATCAGGGCGGCGAGATGGTGGCTGCGGTGCTGGCGGCGGAAGATCCATCCGTGCCGGTGCTGAAGCGCCACGCGACACGGGGCAAATGGTTGCGTGCCGAACCTGTCGCAGCCTTGTACGAGCAGGGGCGGGTGCGGCATGCCGGTCGGTTTCAGGCGCTGGAAGACGAGATGTGCGATTTCGCGCCGGAAGGGCTTTCCAGTGGTCGGTCGCCGGATCGTCTCGACGCGATGGTCTGGGCCTTGGGCGAGTTGATGCTGGGCACGGATTTGAAGCCCCGCATCCGGCGGTTTGGCTAAATTTAAGAAAAATTGGAGAGGCCGCTTTATGGCTTGGAACTGGGCTTGGAAAAGGCCGGGGCGCGAAACTGCGTCGCGACTGCCTGCACCCGTGAACACGGGACGCGAGCGGAAAATGGCAAACGGTTTTGTCGCGCTGCATGTTGAGCGCAATGCGTCGTGGATTGCGCGGGATTACAGCACGCTGGCCCGCGAGGGCTTCATGCGCAATCCGGTCGCGCATCGCTGTGTGCGCCTGATTGCCGATGCGGCCAGCAGCGTTCCATGGCTGCTTTATGAAGGCGTCATGGAGCATGACACGCATCCGCTTCTCGACCTGATCGCATCACCGCAGTCGGGCATGGACGGGGCAAGCTTTCTGGAAAGGCTCTATGGCCATTTGCTGATTTCCGGCAATGCCTATGTGGAACGCGTTGATCTGCCGAGCGGGCGGATGGAACTGCATCTGCTGAAACCGGAGCGGGTGAGCGTCGAAACGGATGCCAATGGCTGGCCGCAGGCGCTGGTCTATCGTTCCGGCTCGACGATACGGCGCATTGCGCTTGGAGCGGAAACGGCTGCGGGCTTGCACCTCAAGCTCTTTCATCCGCTCGATGATATCTATGGTTTTGCGCCGCTTGAGGCCGCTTTGATGGCGCTCGATACGCATAATGCTGCGGGCGCGTGGAACAAGGCCTTGCTCGACAATTCGGCGCGCCCCTCCGGTGCACTGGTTTATGCGCCGAAGGACGGCGGCAATCTGACCGAGGAACAGTTCGAACGGCTGAAGGCCGAACTGGAAGAGGGCTATACGGGTGCGTCGGGCGCGGGGCGTCCGCTACTTCTGGAAGGCGGGCTTGACTGGAAGGCGATGGGCTACAGCCCGCAGGATATGGATTTCATCGAAGCCAAGAATGGCGCTGCCCGCGACATTGCGCTGGCTTTCGGTGTGCCGCCCATGCTGCTCGGCATTCCCGGCGACAATACCTATGCCAATTATGCCGAGGCCAACCGGGCGTTCTACCGGCTGACCGTGCTGCCTTTGATGGGGCGCATGGCCAAGGCGTTCAGCCATTGGCTGGGACCACTTTTCGGAGAGAATTTACGCCTCGACTACGATGCCGACCGCATTGAAGGGCTTTCCGCCGAGCGTGAAGCGCTGTGGCGGCGCGTGTCCGACGCGCCTTTTCTCAACGACGACGAGAAGCGCGAAGCCGTCGGCTATCAGCCTCAAACAAAAAGCAGGAGGTCGTTATGAGCAATCTGAACGACACGGTTTTTGCATCCGACGCCGCCTGGCTTTGGTTCGCCAAGGTGGCGGGTGCTGTTGCAGGTTCGGCGGTGTCGCTTGCCTATATGCTGCCGCATGGCAGGCGCGAGGCGGCGGTCCGCTTCGCTGTCGGCATTATCTGCGGCATGGTCTTTGGCGGTGCGGCGGGCGTCAAGATTGCGGAAGCGCTGGCGCTCGACGCCGCACTCGGGCGGGCCGAACTGATGCTGATGGGGTCGGCATCAGCCAGCCTTGCGGCGTGGTCGGCGCTGGGCGTGTTCAAGCGTTTCAGCGAAAGGCTCAAACATGCCGCCCTGCCGGGCATTCTTCCCGCTGAAAGGAGTACCGATGGCGAAGCCTGATCTGAAGCTTGAAACCAAGCGTGCTTCGCTGGCGCTGGAAGATGTCGAAATCGACGGCAGCTTTTCCGGCTATGCCAGCATTTTCGGACTGGCTGATCTGGGCAGCGACGTGATTGAGCGCGGCGCTTTCAGCCGTGCTCTGCGCGAACGCGGCACATCGGGCATTCGCATGTTGTGGCAGCATGATGCGGCGGAGCCAATCGGTGTCTGGACGCAGATACGGGAAGACGCGCGCGGGCTCTATGTCGAAGGCAGGCTTGCCAAAGGCGTGGCGCGGGCCCGCGAGGCACTCGATCTGCTGCGCTCCGGCGGGATTGACGGACTGTCCATCGGCTTTCGCACGGTGAAGGCGCGCAAGGATGCCCGCACTGGTCTGCGTCATATTCTGGAAGCCGATCTTTGGGAAATCTCGGTGGTGACCTTTCCGATGCTGCCACAGGCGCGCATCGGTCAGGTCAAATCGGATTTGCCCAGCATCAGGGAATTCGAACGCTGGCTCACGCGGGATGCGGGGCTGAGCCGTGCGAGCGCACGAACCGTCATAGCCAAGGGCTATGCGGCGCTCGGCGACAACCGGATAGGGCGGGACGCCATCCGGTATGAGGAAGCCGGTCTTGCGCAGCGTATGCGCGATGCCGCCAAAACAATCTCCAATTAAACAGGAACTCCATGGAAAATAATCATGCCATCCCGCTTGAAACCAAGAGCGTGGAAACGAAGTCGCTTGTCTCGAATCCGCTTCAGAATGGCGATGTCGGCGAGGCTTTCGAAGAATTCATGACGGCGTTTTCGGCCTTCCGCGATGCCAATGACGAGCGGCTCAAGAAGGTCGAGAAACATGCGGGCGTGGACGTGCTTCTGACCGAAAAGGTTGAGCGTATCAATCGTGCGCTCGATGAGCAGAAGCACGCACTCGACAGTTACGTGTCGCGGCAGTCGCGTCCGCAACTGGGCGGGGCTTCTGTTGTTGGCAATGTCGAACACAAGCAGGCCTTTGACGGTTATGTGCGTCGCGGTGACGAGCAGACGTTGCGCGGCATCGAGCAGAAGGCGCATTCCTATGCTTCGGGTCCAGATGGCGGTTATCTGGTGCCTGCCGAGCTTGAAACCGAAATCGGTCGCAGGCTGGCCGTACTGTCGCCGATCCGCGGCATTTCCGGCGTGCGTCAGGTCTCCGGCGCTATTCTGAAAAAGCCGTTCTCTATCACCGGTCCGGCAACGGGTTGGGTTGGCGAAACGGACGCCCGTCCGCAGACCGCATCGGCTAAACTCGCCGAATTGCAGTTCCCGACCATGGAAATCTACGCCATGCCAGCGGCAACGGGTGCGCTGCTCGACGATGCGGCGATCAATGTCGAACAGTGGATTGCCGAGGAGGTGGAAACCGCCTTCGCCGAACAGGCAGGCGCTGCCTTCGTCAATGGCGACGGGGTCAACAAGCCCCGCGGCTTCCTGAATTACGACAGTGTGGCGGAAAGCGCCTGGGAGTGGGGCAAGCTTGGCAATATCGCCACCGGCGTTGATGGTGCTCTTCCGGCGACCGATCCTTCGGACAAGCTGATAGAGCTGATTTATGCGCTGAAGGCGGGCTATCGTCAGAACGCCAATTTCGTCATGAACCGCAAGACGCAGAGCGTGTTGCGCAAGCTGAAGGACAAGGACGGCAACTATCTCTGGCAGCCGCCATCCGCCATTGGCGACAAGGCATCGCTGATGGGCTTCGGACTGGTCGAGGCCGAGCATATGCCGGATATCGCAGCCGATGTTCCGGCTATCGCATTTGGCGATTTCGGACGCGGCTATCTGGTTGTCGACCGAATCGGTGTGCGCGTGTTGCGCGATCCATATTCCGCAAAACCCTATGTCCTGTTCTACACCACCAAGCGAGTCGGTGGTGGTGTCCAGGATTTCGACGCGATCAAGCTGCTGACATTCGCAGCTTAAGTCTTAGACCGGCTGGTATTTTTTGCAGGTCTTTTGAAGCCCCACTGCCGGTTTTGGCAGGTGGTTTTGCGCTCGCGAGAGGTGAAACTTGTAGAGGGCGTTATGTGTAACTGACTGATTTGAAAGTTATCGTTTAGGGGAAATTCCATGACAATGTTTCTTGTCACGCCGCCGGCAGTCGAGCCGGTGACGATCGAAGACGCACGCACATTTTTGCGTATCTCGACACAAAGCGAAGACACCATTCTGGAGCGGCTGATCAAGACGGCGCGGGAATTGGTGGAAGCTGAAACCGGCCTCGCGCTGATCGACCAGACGTGGCGGCTGCGCGTGGATCGCTGGCCCCGCTCGGGCCGTCTGGCGCTGTTCAAATATCCGGTTTCAGCCGTGACCGAGGTGGTCGCCTATCGTGCCGATGGCACGGCGATCAGCTTTGCGCCGGAGGAGTTCGAGCTGCAGCTTGGGCGTCGTCCGCAGCGCCTCTACATGGCGCCTTATCCTGACGCCCCAACCTTCAATGGTATCGAGGTGGATTTCGTGGCGGGCTTCGGCGCTACCGCCGATCTGGTGCCCGAGGTGCTGAAGCAGGCCATATTGAGCCTCGTCGCCCATCTCTATGAATCGCGCGCAGGCGTCGATGCTGGTTCTGCGGCGGTGTCTTTTCCGCCGATGGTCAACCAGATGGTCGATGGCTGGCGACGGATTTCTCTATGAACAATGTGCTCTTCATCGATCCGGGCCAGCTCACTGCCGAGCTGGCTCTGGAAATGTTGCAGCCGGTGGCCGACGGAATGGGCGGTTATGCTGAAACATGGGTGGAAATCGCGACGGTCTGGGGACGGATTGAACCCGTTTCCGTGGCGCAGCGTGATTTCGGCACACGACCGCAGCCGCAGGTGACACACCGCATCCTGCTGCGGTTTCGCGACGATATTTCAACCGCCATGCGGCTGCGCAAGGGTGCACGTCTGTTCCGGCTCAGTGCGGTGCACGATCCCGACGAGACCGGGCGCTATCTCGTCTGCCTGGCGGTCGAGGAGGGACGATGAATATTGCCATGAAACTGACGGCAGACGGTCTGGTGCGGGCGCTGCGCTGGAAGGCTGTGGCGGTCAGCGATGATCTGATTTTTGACAGACAGGCGCAAGCGCGCAGCGCTGGCGCGGCAACGATATCGAATACCGGAACGGTAACTTCCAGCGGGGGCCCGGATGGAACTTGGAGCGGCAGCATTACAGAGGGCGCTCTTTGACGCCCTGAAAGACGACGACGGATTGAAAGAAACACTTGGCGGCGAGCGGATCTATGATCATGTGCCACCGAAAACACCCTTTCCCTATGTCACGCTTGGCGAGACATCCAGCCGCGACTGGAGCACCGCCAGCGAAAAGGGCGACGAGCATTTCGTCAACATCCAGATATGGGCGAAGGAAAGCGGGCGTAAGCGCGTTCTGGACATCGCTGCCAGGATCGCAAGCCGTCTTGATGAGGGGCCGCCGGTCACCGTGGACGGGCATCATCTCGTCAATCTCATGCTGACCGAAGTGATCGCTCGTAACACGGACGGTCTTGGCAGCTATCTCGGTACGATGCGCTATCGCGCGGTGACGGAACCTCTGATTCTAATTCAGGAGAAATGAATGGCGGCTCAAAGAGGCAAGGATATCTTGCTCAAGACGGTGCGCAGCGATGGCGGCTTTGAAACCTGCGCGGGTCTGCGCACCAAGCGCATCGCCTTCAATGCGGAAACCGTCGATGTGACCGATGCGGATTCCACCGGGCGCTGGCGTCAGCTTCTGGCGGGCAGTGGGGTTCAGCGCGTTTCGGTCAGCGGTTCGGGCATTTTCAAGGATGCCGGATCGGATGCATTGGTGCGTGACCTGTTTTTCGACGGTGAAATCGTTGACTGGCAAATTGTGCTGCCGGATTTCGGCTCCGTCAGTGGGCCGTTTCAAATCACGGCGCTTGAATATGGCGGCGATCACGACGCCGAAATGACCTTCGAGATTGCACTGGAATCGGCGGGCTATATGGCCTTCGGTGCCGCCCTATGATGGCCAACCGCCATCGCGGCGAAGTCGCCGCAAAGCTCAATGGTCGTGACTGGATTCTCTGTCTCACTTTGGGCGCGCTTGCCGAGCTGGAAACAGCTTTCGAAGCGGATAATCTTTCAGAACTGATTGCGCGGTTTTCGACAGGGCGGCTGTCGGCCCGCGATATGTTGCGTATTCTCTGCGCGGGTCTGCGCGGCGGCGGCCATGTCGTAAGCGAAGAAGATGTGGCCGATATGCGCGCGGAAGGCGGTGCCGCCGGTTTCGCCAGCGTCGTCGCGTCGCTTTTGACCGCCACTTTTGGCACATCTGAAAAGCTGGAAAGCGATTCTCCGTCAAACCCTTGAGAGCCGCAGTTGAATCGGAATCTTCGCCAAAGCCTTTTCCATGGAATGAGGTCATGCGGGCGGGTTTCGGTTTGCTGCGGCTTTCCTCACAGGCTTTCTGGTCCATGACCCCGCGTGAACTGGCGGCAGCTCTCGGACCCATTGCGCCACAACGCGATGCGCCCACGCGCCATGCTCTCGATGCGCTGATGCGCAGTTTCCCGGACCGGTAATCTCAACAGGTAATCTCATGACTGACGAAACCGTAACCGTATCCGTCGATGCGGATACAAGCGCGTTCGACCGCGCCTTGACCGACCTCGAAAAACGCTCGTCGAGCTTCGGCCGAAGTCTGACTTCGGCGCTGAAAGGAGCGATCACCTCCGGTCAGGGGCTGGAGGATGTGTTGCGCAGCCTCGCGGGCAGTCTGGCCGGTTCGGCCCTGTCGGCAGGTTTGCAGCCGCTGCAAAGCCTCGCCTCATCGGCTATTGGCGGGCTGACGAGCGGCATCAGTTCGATCATGCCTTTTGCCAAGGGCGGGGTCGTGTCCAGCCCGACTTATTTCGGCATGGGGTCCGGCTCGCTTGGCCTGACGGGCGAAGCGGGCGCGGAAGCGATCCTGCCGCTGGCACGTGGGGCGGATGGCCGTCTTGGCGTGGCCACGGGCGGCGGCGGCAGTCCGGTGCAGGTCGTGTTCAACATGACATCGCCGGATGCATCGTCGTTCAGGAAATCCGAAGCGCAGGTTTCGACCATGCTGGCGGGTGCAGTGCGTCGTGGCGCAAGGAGATTGTGAGTATGACGGACGCCTTCCACGATGTGCGCTTTCCGCTCGGCGTTTCCTTCGGGGCAACGGGCGGGCCGGAATGGCGCAACGAGATTGTCGCGCTCACCTCGGGTCTGGAAAAGCGCAATGCGCGCTGGGCGCATTCACGCCGCCATTTCGATGTCGGCACGGGGCTGCGCTCGCTCGACGATCTGAAAACCGTGCTCGCCTTTTTCGAGGCGCGGCGCGGGTCGCTTTATGCTTTCCGGTTCCGCGATCCTTTCGACTATTCGTCAGCGCCGGGCAATATTCCGCCGACCTATCTCGATCAGAAATTGGGCGTCGGCGACGGCGCGACGACGGGCTTCCAGCTGATCAAAAGCTACGAGACCTATGACCGGCCTGTGACGCGCCCAGTCGCCGGTTCGGTGACGGTCGGGGTCAATGGCGTGCATATGCAGGAAGGCGAGGCCTTCACGGTCGATCTTGCAACAGGGCAGATCACATTTTCACCGAGCTATGTGCCGGGTGTCGGTGCGGTTGTGACGGCTGGCTTTCTGTTTGATGTGGCCGTGCGCTTCGACACCGACCGCCTGACAGCCAGCATAGCTTCGTTTCGCGCTGGCGAAATCCCGTCCATTCCGATCATCGAGGTGAAGTCATGATCCCGGTTCCGGCAGCGCTTGAATCACATTTGCAGGGCGAGGTGACAACCCATTGCTTCGCCTGGATTATCCGCCGTCAGGACGGCCTGGTTCAGGGTTTCACCGATCATGACCGCACGCTCTCGATCAATGGCGTTGCCTGTGAACCGCAGACCGGAATGAACAGTTCCGAAGCCTCGACCACGCTCGGCCTTTCCATCGCAGGCGGTGAGGTTGAAGGCGCGCTGTCATCCGTCAAAATCAGCGATACGGATATCGAAAACGGACGCTATGACAGGGCGGCCATAGAGGTCTATCTGGTGAACTGGTCAGCACCCGATCAGTTCATGCTGTTGCGCCGCTGGACGGCAGCAAAGATCAGCCATTCGGGCACAAGCTTCGTCATGGAGCTGAAAGGCGTTGCCGCCCTGTTCGACGCGGTGCGCGGCAGGCGGATCATGCGCCTTTGCGATGCAAGTCTGGGCGATGGGCGCTGCGGGGTGAACCTTGACGACCCGCTTTATTTTGCGAATGGGGTTGTCGTCACGGCGGGCAGCACGGAACTGACGGCGACGGAACTTACCGCCTTTGCATCGGGCTGGTTTGCGAACGGTTATCTCACCTGGACAAGCGGCAGCAATGTGGGCGCGAAAATACGCGTGCTGGATCACAGCGGCACCACATTGCGCCTCAGCGAACCGCCGGTTCTGCCCATTGCGGCAGGCGACGCGTTTCGCGTGGTCGCGGGTTGCGACAAGAGCTTTGCCACCTGCAAGGCGAAGTTTGCCAATGGTGTCAATTTTCGTGGCTTCCCGCATCTGCCGGGCAATGATGCCGCTTACACTTACGTCAGCGGTGATCAGGAATATGACGGGAGCGCGTTGGTTCAATGACGATGGCCGAACGGATTCTCATCGAGGCCGAACGCTGGCTCGGCACACCCTATCGGCATGGTGCATCGACACTTGGCGTGAGCTGCGACTGTCTCGGTCTGGTGCGCGGCATCTGGCGGGCGCTCTATGGCGGTGAGCCTGAAGATCCGGGCCCCTATGCGCCGGACTGGGGCGAAGTGACGGCCGAGGACCGGCTGCTTGATGCCGCGTCCCGGCACATGGCCCGGCGCGAGACCGGTGAGCCGCTGCCGGGCGACCTGATCGTCTTTCGCTGGCGGGCCGATGTGGCGGCGAAACATCTTGGCATCATGAGCCGCGAGAACCGTTTCATCCATGCCTATGAGGGGCATGGCGTTCTGGCCTCAGCGCTGGTGCCGCAATGGCGCAGGCGCGTGGCTGGCATTTTCATTTTCCCCGAAAGGACAGACTGACCCATGGCGACAATCGTTCTGCAAGCCGCAGGTGCTGCCATCGGCGGTATATTCGGTCCGGTTGGCGCGGCGCTTGGCGCGGGCCTTGGGGCCATGGCGGGCTATAGCATCGACACGGCGCTGATCAACTCCACCCGCCACAGCGAAGGCGCGAGGCTCTCCAGCGGGCGTGTCGTGACAGCGGAGGAAGGTGCGAGCCTGCCTTTCATCTACGGTACGGCCCGCGTTTCCGGCACGTTGATCTGGGCGACCCGTTTTGAAGAAAGTGCTACCACGGAACGGCAGGGCGGCAAGGGCGGGGCGAAGGTTACGAGTTACAGCTATTTCGGCAATGCCGCTTATGCGGTGGCCGAAGGTGAGATCGCGTTCATTCGTCGGGTCTGGGCCGATGGGCAGGAACTCGATCTCACCGAAATTGAGATGCGTGTCTATCGCGGCGATGCTGCGCAGCAGCCCGATCCGCTGATCGAGGCCAAGCAGGGCACCGGCAATGCGCCTGCATATCGCGGTACGGCCTATGTGGTGTTCGAGCGCATCCCGCTCGACACTTATGGCAACCGGCTGCCGCAATTCGAGTTCGAAGTGGTGCGCCCGGTCGGCAAGGTCGCGCGAGACCTGCGTGCGGTGGCGCTCATTCCCGGCTCGACGGAATTCGGGCTGATGCCAGATCCTGTTACCGACGAGCCGACACCGGGAACCACGCGATCACTGAACCGCAATGCGGTGCGGGCTCGCAGCGACTGGACAGCGGCGCTTGATGAATTGCAGGCGCTTTGTCCCGGCCTGCGCCATGTCGCAATTGTGGTGCCATGGTTCGGCGACGATCTGCGGGCGGGCTTTTGCCAGATTCGCCCCGGCGTGACCGAACTTTCGGTGCGCAAGCCGAGCCATGTCTGGAAGGTGGAAAATGTTGCGCGATCAGCCGCGCATCTGATCTCTACCAATGGCAGCGGCTCGGCCTATGGTGGCACGCCATCCGACGAAAGCGTCGTCGCGGCGATTCTCGATGCCAAGGCACGGGGTCTAAGCGTGACGCTCTATCCGTTCATCATGATGGATGTTCCGGCAGGCAATACGCTGCCTTCGCCCTATGACGGGGTCGGGCAGCCGGTCTATCCGTGGCGCGGACGCATAACCTGTCACCCCGCAATCGGTTTCGTCGGTACACCGGACAAGACGCCAGAGGCGGCAAATCAGGTGACAGCGTTCGTCGAAGGCGAATGGGGTTATCGCCGGTTCCTGCGTCATTGTGCTGATCTGGCGATGCAGGCGGGCGGTGTCGATACATTCCTGATCGGTTCGGAATTGCGCGGCCTCACCAGCATTCGTGACGGGCGGACAAGCTTTCCATTCGTGACGAGCCTTTGTTCGCTTGCGGCAGAAATGCGTGAGCTTCTGGGCAGCGCCTGCCACATCACCTATGGCGCGGACTGGACGGAATATTTCGGCTATCAGGCGCAGGACGGGACCGGCGATCTGTTCTTCAATCTCGATCCGCTCTGGTCGCACCCGGCCATTAACGCCATTGGCATCGATAATTACATGCCGCTTGCCGATTGGCGCGATGGCGATCTCGACGGTGGTAATCCGGACGGTTTCGACGGGCCCTATGATTTCGCCGGGCTGACCAGCCAGATCGAGGCAGGCGAGGGCTATGACTGGTATTATGCCAGTGACGGTAATCGCAGCGCGCGACAGCGCACGCCGATCACCGATGGGCTGGCAGGAAAGCCTTGGGTCTATCGCTACAAGGATATTCGCGCCTGGTGGAGCAATCCGCATTTCAACCGCATCGACGGGGTTGAAGCGACAAGCCCGACCGGCTGGGTGCCGCAGTCGAAGCCGATCTGGTTTACGGAGCTTGGCTGCCCGGCGGTGGACAAGGGGCCGAACCAGCCGAATGTCTTTCCCGATCCGAAGTCGTCGGAAAATGCCACGCCCTATTTCTCGAATGGATCGCGCTCCGATGCCGCCATGGAGCGGTTTCTGCGCGCCCATTACCAACACTGGCCAACGGCCAATGCTGTGTCGCCCGTCTATGGCGGACCGATGCTGGATATGGACCGCATCTATCTCTGGGAGTGGGACACGCGACCTTTTCCGGAATTCCCGCTCGCCAGCAGTACCTGGGGCGATACCGCCAACTGGCGTCTCGGCCATTGGCTGAACGGGCGTCTGAGCGGTGTCGCGCTGGACGAGTTGATTGCGGCGATTCTTACCGATTTCGGTCTGCCGCAGGCCGATTGTTCTGGCGCGGACGGCTATCTCGCTGGTTTCACCATTTCGGAATCATCGACAGCACGGGGTGTGCTGGAGCCGCTTCTGAACGTCTTCGGCGTGCATGGCTTCGAGCAGGCGGGTCAGTTCGTGTTCAGGAGCATAGCGCGGGCATCGTCAGCCATTGCGATCAACGACATGCTGGTACAGCCCGATGAAGGCGAAGCGTTTACGGCCGAACTGGAAGACCTTGGCACATTGCCCGCGACGGTGGAGTTTTACTGTAGCGATCCGCTGCGGGACTTTCAGGTGGTCGGTGCGGCGGTGCGTCGGGATGAGGGGCAGGGCAGCGAGAGCATCAGCCTGTCAGGAGCAATGGAGCAGGGGCAAGCGGCGGCACTGGCTGAAACCTGGATGGCGCGCCGCTATGCCGAACGGCGAACCGCGTCCTTTTCGCTGCCATGGTCGGAGGCATCGCTTCACGTTGGAGACCGGCTGCGCGTCGATATGCTGGGCGGCGGGCGTGATTATGTCATAACCGGCCTTGATGACGGTTCGGTTCGCTCCGTCAAAACGACGGCGCTTGCCCCGAATATCGTCTTTGCGGATCGGGGCGAGACGCCGCAGGCAGTGCCCGGCGGACCGGCCATCGACATGAAACCGGCTTTTCATCTCGTCGACCTGCCGCTCTGGCCGGGGGCAGAGGAACCCGCTGGGCAGTTTCGTATCGCAGCCCATGCCAAGCCATGGCGCGGTGTTGCGGTCTATGCCTCGCCGAACGATGAAGGATTTGCCGAGCGGGCGAGGATTACGGAACGGGCAGTGATGGGCGAACTTGCCGAGCCGCTTGCCGGTGGTCCGAGCGGGCGCTTGCAGGAAGGGCACTCCGTCGAGGTCACGCTCTATGCCGGTGAGCTGCAATCGCGTCCGCTGGCCCAGATTCTGAACGGGGCCAATACCGGGCTGTTGCAGGCGTCCAATGGCGACTGGGAAATATTCCAGTTTCTCGATGCGGAGGAGGTCGGCACCAATCGCTGGCGTTTGTCGCGGCTGTTGCGCGGGCAACTTGGCACGGAAGCAGCGGCGCTTGCCGACAAGCCGGTTGAAACGCCATTCATCTTGCTGGATTTGGCGGTGAGCGGGGTGGGCCTCTCGGCATCCGAGCTGGGGCTTCAACTCAACTGGCGCGTCGGAACTGCTGGTAAAACCTTCTCCGATGCCTATTTCGACACGGTTCAACAGAGTGGCGGTCTGCGTGGGCTGACGCCGTTGAGCCCGGTTCATCTGAAAGTTGACCGTGCGGCCAATGGCGATCTCGCTGTTATCTGGACCCGGCGCGGGCGGATCGACGCTGACAGCTGGCTGGGTGAAGACATTCCGCTGGGCGAGGAGCGCGAGCTTTATACGGTCGAGGTCTGGCAAAATGGTGCCGCTGTGCGGCGCGAGCAGGTCACTTCGCCCTCGTGGACTTATGCCAAAGCGATTCGCACCGCTGACGTGGGTGTCGGCGCGTTTGATCTGCGCGTTGCGATGGTCAGTACGAAAATCGGTGCGGGTGATATGGCTGTACTCAATCTGGCGGCTGGCCTATAATTTCCTGGAGAAACAAAATGACAGACGACAAAGCCTGGTATCTTTCCCGCACCGTCTGGGCGGGGCTAGTCTCGATTATTCTAGGGCTGGCGGGGGCTTTCGGGGTCGCAGACAGCGCTATCGATCAAGTTGCGCTAACGGATGTTTTACTGCAACTAGCCGCTGCAATTGCTGGAATTGTTACGATATTCGGTCGCATCAGGGCAACTTCGCGCATTTCATAATTTCACAAAGCGTGATAGCAAAGGGAAATTATCCTTTAAGGTCTATAGCGAGAACAGCCTGTTCATGCATCGTTCAGCTGTCGTGCGCTATACAAGGCGGCATGATGAAAAAGAACTCTGCACTCAAAGTTTTCGCGCTTCTCGCGGTGAGTTTTGGCTTGTTGCCCATCGGCGGCATTGTCGATGCTGGCGCCATGCCGATTGCTGCGCCGCAGACCTCCAATCTTCTGATCGCCGCTGCCGGTGACTGTGCCGCCGTGGGCGAACAGGTTGCCGCCAAACAAGGCGGGCAACTTGCCAAGGCCACGCCTTCTACCCAGAACGGCGCGCCGGTCTGTGTTGTCGTCGTGCTCGTTCCGGGCCGCGACGGCGAACGTCCGCGCCGCGTCGAAGTGGCTGTGCCCAATCGATAA